CAATATGTTCTTTAAATACATTAAATCCTCTAAAAAGAAAAAGCAAGAATCATTGCTTAAGCATGTAGCTAACTACTTTGAATGCTCACTAGGTGAAGCAGAGGAATATATTGACATATTAAGAGAATCAGGTGTGAAAAGTATACTTACTAAATTAGGTATTGAAGAAAAAGAACAAAAAAAGTTATTAAAAAATGGATAGTATAGTTACATCAATAATTAAGCAGTTTGAAGAACGAAGCGCTGCTGGTAAAACAAAGTATGGTACTGATTTAGATAGAACAGATCTATCTCTACTAGAGTGGATTGAACATGCTAAACAGGAACATATGGACGCTATCCTATACCTTGAAAAACTGAAGCAACAGTTCATTCAAGAAAATAAATAAATCAAATTTTGAGCACTAAAATACCATCGATAGTTAAAACTATCAGGAACTATACTCCTCAAGAGATAAATTATGCTTATCATAAGACTATCTCTTATAGCCAGTTTTCTGTTTATAAAGAATGCCCTCACAAATGGGAACTACAATACAAAGACGGATTACAGGAGTATAAACCCACAATTCATACTGTATTTGGAACTGCAATGCATGAAGTACTTCAAAGTCACTTAACTGTGATGTTTGAGGAAAGTGCTGCTGCGGCTGATAGAGTTGATATCGAGGAACAGTTTGAGGAAACTTTTCGTAAAGTATACTTAGACGAATATAAGAAAAATAAAAGTACTCATTTTAGTGGCGCTACCGAAATGAGGGAGTTTTATGAGGATGGACTAAACATACTTAGCCAGTTCAAAAAGAAACGAGGACAATACTTTAGTAAGAAAGGATGGCATTTAGTTAAGGTTGAATTACCAATTGTAATGACGCCTAATAACGCGTTTAAAAACGTATTATTTAAGGGCTTCATCGACTTGGTATTATATCACGAACCCACTAATACATTTAAGATAATCGACTTTAAGACGTCTACTCGAGGATGGAATGATGAGACTAAGAAAGATGAAGGTAAACAATTCCAATTAATACTTTATAAGTATTTCTTTAGTAAACAGTTCAATATTCCTGAAGACCAAATTGAAGTTGATTTTCTTATATTGAAAAGAAAGATATGGGAGGAAAGTGAGTTTCCTCAAAGTCGTCTTCAAGAATATACTCCCCCAAGTGGTAAAATTAAGATAAAGAAAGCTGTGACAGCAATTAATAACTTTCTTGAACAATGCTTTAACACTGATGGTTCATATAAGGACACTACTCATCCAATTACTGTAAATAAGAATTGCCAATGGTGCCCTTATAATGATAAAAAAGATTTATGTAATAAGTAACTTTTTTGCATCTTGTATATATTTATATATGCCAAAACAATAAATAAAAGCTATGAGTAAAAAAGAAATGACACTAACAAGTGTTAAAGTACAAAGCGAGTTATTTGAAGATTTTAAAATGAGTTGTGTAAAACATAAGTTTTCTTTACAAAAGCTTGTAGATCGCACAGTTCATTTATATCTTACAGATGAAGAATTTCGCAAGAATATCCACAATCACAATAATTTAAACCGATAAAAGTTATATGAATTCAAGTTTTGCTTATCTTCCTCAAAATGAGAGGAAGAAAATCTTACTAATCTGTGACGATATTAGAGTACACTCAGGTGTAGCTACAGTCGCTCGAGAATTAGTATTAAATACTGCCCAACATTTTAATTGGGTAAATGTAGGAGGAGCCATCAATCACCCAGAACAAGGTAAACGATTAGATTTATCTAGTGATACTAATAATAGTACTGGTCTAACTGATAGTTCAATTACCTTATACCCAACTAATGGATATGGGGATGCTAATTTAATTAGACAACTGATTAGTATAGAAAAACCAGATGCTATTTTCTTAATCACAGACCCAAGATATTTCATTTGGTTATTCCAAATTGAGAATGAGGTTAGAAAGAAAATGCCTATCATTTATCTTAACATTTGGGATGATTATCCGGCTCCAATGTATAATAGAGGATATTATGAGTCATGTGATGCTTTATTAGCTATTTCAAAACAAACTAAAAATATTAATGAGTTAGTATTAGGTGATAAAGCTAAGAAAAAATTAATTGAATATGTTCCTCATGGATTAAATGAAGAAATATTCACACCACTTGATAAAAAAGATAAAGAATTAGTTGAGTTTAAGAAAAAATTATTTGGAGGTAAAGAATTTGATTTTGTTATGTTCTTTAATTCTAGAAATATTAGACGTAAACAAATTCCTGATACAATGTTAGCATATCGTTTATTTATTGATTCATTAACTGATGAACAAGCAAGAAAATGTGCTTTTGTATTACATACTCAAGTAGTAGATGATAATGGTACTGATTTAGAAGCAGTAAGAGAAATGCTATTTGGAAGTGATTCTAAATATAATATTATATTCTCTAACCAAGTATTAGATCCTAGAGGAATGAATATGTTATATAATTGTTCTGATGTTCAAATCTTATTAACCAATAATGAAGGATGGGGATTAAGTTTAACTGAAGCAATTTTAGCAGGTAATCCAATTATCGCAAACGTAACAGGTGGAATGCAAGACCAAATGCGCTTTAGTAAAAAAGGTAAGTGGATTGATTTTGATGCTGATTTTCCTTCAAACCATAATGGTACAATTAAAGAACATGGTGAATGGGCATTCCCAGTATATCCAACTAATAGATCAATTCAAGGTTCTCCATTAACACCTTATATTTGGGATGACAGATGTAACGCAGAAGACGCAGCTGAACAAATTAAAGCGGTTTATGATTTATCTAAAGAAGAAAGACAAGCACGAGGATTAAAAGGTCGTGAATGGGCTTTATCAGATGAGGCAGGATTTACAGCTGAAAATATGGGTAAGAAAGTTATTAACACATTAGATAAATTGTTTAAAACTTGGAAACCAAGAGAAAAATATGAGTTAGTAAATGCAAATGAAACTCAAGACAAAGTAGTACCACATAAATTAGTTTATTAATAAAAAGTTATATGAGCAAACCGTTATTTTTTATATCATGTCCTATTGATACTTACTCAGGATATGGAGCACGCTCTCGAGATTTAGTCAGAGCAATTATTGAATTAGATAAATACGATGTCAAGATACTTCCTCAAATGTGGGGTAATACACCTTGGAATTTTATTAATGATAACCCAGAATGGTCATTTTTAAATAATCATATTTGGACTCAACCCCAACTACCTAAACAACCTGAAATTTGGATGCAAATTACTATTCCAAGTGAATTTCAACCAATTGGTAAATTCAATATTGGAGTAACAGCTGGTATTGAAACAACTGTATCACCTGGGGATTGGATTGAAGGTTGTAATAGAATGAATTTAGTATTAACTTCTTCTGAGCATTCAAAGAAAACATTTATTGATACTATTTTACAAAAAGTAGATCAACGTACAAATCAACCAATTGGGGAAGCAAAAATTGAAAAACCAATTGAGGTATTATTTGAAGGTGCTGATATTGAGGTTTATAAACCACTTGATAAAGTAGATTCATTTCCTGAATTAACTGATATTAAAGAAAAATTTGCTTTCTTATTTGTCGGTCACTGGATTAATGGTGATTTAGGTGAAGATAGAAAGAATGTTGGTCTATTAATTAAAATGTTTTACGAAATATTTAAAAATAAGAAAGATAAACCAGCATTAGTCTTAAAAACATCTCAAATGGGATCATCATATCTAGATCGAGATGAAATTTTAAGAAAAATTAAAATGATTAAATCAACAATTAACAGTAAAGATTTACCTAATGTTTATGTTTTACATGGTGAATTTAGTGATGTTGAAATGAATGAGTTATATAATCATTCTAAAATTAAAGCAATGGTTAATTTAACTAAAGGTGAAGGTTATGGTCGCCCACTACTTGAATTTAGTTTAACTAAAAAACCAATTATTACTACCAACTGGAGTGGACAAGTAGATTTCTTAAATCCTGAATTCACAACAATGTTGCCTGGTAAATTAACAGAAGTTCATCCAAGTGCTGCTAATCAATGGTTATTAAAAGAATCACAATGGTTCTCAGTAGATTTAAGTCACGCTGGGACATCTATTAAAGATGTGTTTGAAGATTATAAAAAGTATCTTGATGGAGCTAAACGCCAAGAACATAAAAGTAAAACTGAATTTAGTTGGGATAAAATGAAGGAAAAAGTAGAAAAGATATTTTCTAAATATGTTCCTGAGTTTCCAAAACAGATAGAGTTAGTATTACCTCAACTGAAGAAAATTGAATTACCTAAATTACAAAAAGTAGAAAAATAATGGATAAAATTATTAATTGTCCTAAATCAGGAGGTGACTTGTGTTATGAAACACAGGTTACACCTGAAATAACAAATTGGATGTCATTATCATGTGGGTTTTGGACTAACTCACTTATGACAGAAGGAAGTGACTTTTATAATGAACAAATGGAAGTACTTCCTGAGTTATATAAAGTATTAGCTTGGATTGATCCTGAAACTAAATTAACTTGGTTACCACAAACTATCAATGAACCTAAACAAGGTATGGTGTTTGCTAATGGAACTGGAGTTGATAATTGGAAGTGGGCATCTGTAAAAGCAGTTCCTGTGACTGAGGAAGAGAAACATAAGTTCCCAATCCCTAAACAACCAGGCAAGTTCTATGAATATAGAATGGATATGGAAACACTCCAACATTTTGAAGAAAGAGAATTTATTGAAGCTTTAGAATACATTGGCTTGATAGGATAATATTGTTATATTAGGTTTATATGAAAATTAGTTATGCAATTACAGTTTGTAATGAACTGGAAGAAGTAAGTCGTTTACTTAATTTCCTTCATCAACATAAACGACCTGAAGATGAAATTTGTGTTTTGTTAGACAAACCAAAAGCATCTCAACAATTGATAGATGAATTACATTATTGGTCATCTAAAGATATAATCACATTAAAGGAAAGTGCATTCCAAGGACATTTCGCTGATTGGAAAAATGAATTGAATAGAATGTGCTTCGGTGATTATATTTTCCAAATTGATGCTGATGAATTACCTAATGAAGAACTACTAGGAGCACTCCCAGATATATTATCTAATTCAGGATCTGATGTTGTTTTAACTCCAAGAATTAATATTGTAGAAGGTATTACACCCCAACATTTACAAATGTGGGGTTGGAAACAAAATGATAAAGGATGGGTTCAATTCCCAGATTATCAATGGAGAATATTTCGAAATACTACTGATATTAAATGGGTGAATAAATTACATGAAGTATTAGATGGGTATAAGACATATGCTTATTTACCAGAGTTTGAAGAATATTCTCT